CTGTCCATCTGGAATGTAGTTCTTCAAGATGCGAGCAATGCACCGCGCAAAACTAAACATATCCGAGTCCTTATCCTTCTGTAGTTGTTCAACCACATACTGGATATTTGCTCCGTGACGCAAACCCAACGAGATCATTCTCGTGAAGGCGCTATGGTTTGGATTGTCAAAAGCTTTGACCAAATCCTTGATAATGATTGTATCACCATTGGTTCCGACTTTCAAGTCATAAATAGAATTCATGGTCTTACGGGGGTGCTTGACTAAGATGCCCTCTGCTTTGCCGCGGGGGATCTCAATAAGATTGGAGAGACCTCCCATGACCTCATAGGGCTTGCCGTCCATCAGGCCAACGGTGATAACCCACTTCTCACCCTGAATAGTAGTGTGATGAATATTGCACGGTAACTCGATGGGGCGCTTCGGGGCGGTGTGTTGGGGGAACCCGACATCCTCTTCTTCAACCTGGTCGACCAATACCCCTGTACGGGAGCCTTCTACATAGACAGTAATGCCCTTGAGGCCCATCTTCCACCCCTGCATGTAGAGTTCGCCCACCAGCCCAGGGTCGGTACCTTTGGGCAAATTGATGGTCGAGCTAATGCTATGGTCAATGGACTGCTGGATTACAGATTGAATAGCAACTCGCTTTGTCCAATCGATGCTGTCTGCCTCAACAAAGAAGGCGGGTAGCGGGCCCGGGTCCTTGAAAGGATGCTGTTCACGCCATTGCTGGGCGTTGTGATGGAATACTTCATACTCTACCCAACGATCTCCTAAGTCATCCACAAAGTCCGCGTCAAGGTGTTGCTCGTCGTGCGAGAGCTTGCGACGCCGAGTGTAGGAGTTCCTGAATACAGGCTCTAAACCCGAACTCGTCTGGGACATAATAGAAACAGAACCAGTTGGCGCATTTGTCAGAATGGAAATATTCCGACGCCCATGTTGGGCGATTAGCTCTTTTAGATTCTCGGGGAGGCGCTGAATAAACTCATTGTTTTCTTCAAGATGCCAGCTAAAGGCGGGAAATGCGCCGCGTTCCTGCGCAAGATATACGCTCTCTTCGTAGGCGGCGTCTCGCAGAGTACGATAGATTTTCTCAGTGATTACAAGCGCTTCGTCACTATCGTAGGCCAACCCCAAGCATGCTAGCGCATCGGCTAGCCCATGGGTACCCAGACCCGTGCGACGGCCATTGCCGGCTGCATTATATAGCTTCGTCCAAAGGGCTTTTTCGTCCGGGGAGTCGGCGACGTGACGGATATTCTCCAGCTTTTCTAGCTCAAGCTCCACCAAGTCGTCGGACAGGCGCATGCCTACGGCAGCGACCTCTTTCAGCTTATTAAAGTCAAACTCTGCATTTTTTTCAAAAGAATTTTTGACGAGGCTTTTTAAATTGAGCGAAATTAGTCTACACGAATCATAGGCAGAGAGTGGAATTTCCCCACAGGGGTTAGTAGTCTTGGTCTCAAACTCGGGGTACGAATGGGCTGGAAGGTTCCTGGTAATGTTGTCCCACATCAGCAGACCTGGTTCAGCGGTCTGAGTAGCCGACTGGATGATAGTGTCCCACAACTGCGTGGCATCAATCTCGGCAGTATAGTCGGGGCTCTCGGCATCTACGGGAAACTGTAAAGTAAACGATTCGTTATTTTCGACTGCTTTCATAAAGCTATCGCTTATTTTAACTGAAACATTAGCCCCCGTGACCTTGGTGAGGTCATGTTTCATCTTAACGAACTGCTCAATGTCGGGGTGGCGGATATCCATCGAGATCATCAGCGCTCCACGACGGCCGTTCTGGCCTATCATTCGGCAGACGTACGAGTAGAAATCAGCAAAAGACCACGCACCAGTAGTAGTACGAGCGGAATTATTAACAGGGGCCCCTTCAGGACGAAGGTCAGATATATCAACCCCAACACCGCACCGACGCTTAAACAAATTCGCAAGATCTTTCCCAGCGTCCATAATACTCGATACGGAGTCGGTGGGATTATCAACGACAACACAGTTAGACAAAGACACATTAACATGATTATTTCCTATTCCCATCATTGGTGAGCCCTGAGGCACGATGTATTCAAAGTTCTTGAGGAACGAATAAATGTCGTCCTCCGTGAGGTGATTAGACTTGCGTGTGATGAACTTGTCTTCCATCCTCGCAAACTCTTTGGCTAACCGACGATGCATGTCGTCTGGTGTCTTCTCGACAAAGTTGCCCTTCTTATCCTTCAGGCAATACTTCGTCATAAAGACATTCGTTGCCAGTTCGTCACCACCAAAATACTCCAGAGTTGCCTCTCGGACTTCATTTTCCTCAAACATTGTTAGCCTCCGTTTTGCTTCTTAAACTTTTTATATTTCTCAACCAAATTCTCTTTTTGCTTCTTGGCACTCACCTCTACTAACTCATCTTCTTCGGAGGGTTCCAGTACTTTGATGCAGACATTGGACGTATCCATAAACAGGGGGAAGACGAGCCCATCTGGGCCATTTCTATTCTTCGCCACAAAAAGACGCCCGGTGTTCGTTGTCTTATCTTCGATCGTTCTTGAAATACTGAAAATGAAGTCTGCGACGAAACACTTGTTAAATGCTTCGGAGATTGATTCCATCGTAATAACTTCTGCGTTCAAGCCCGACCTGTTTGTTTGTGATGCTGTCCATACAGGACATTCATACTCGGTTGCAATGCCTCGCAACTCTTCATAAATAGATTCCAGTTCGTTTCTCTTCTCCTTAAGATAGCGAACCGGGCGCAATAAATCACCATAGTCAATAATAATCATGTCTACTTCAATATTACGCATGCGCAACTTTTCTAAATGAGTGCGGATAGTTTGAGTGCTGGCCGTCTTGGTAGGGTATTCCTTTACAATGAGCTTACCCTCAATATCTAAAACCTCTTCATAAATCTTTTCTTTGAAGGAGGTGAGGTTCTGAAGGGGGATCTTTGTGAGGCACGAATCATACCGCGACGCCACCACAGTATCCTGAAGCTCTAGTGTATAGTGCACAACCGTCTTTCCCTCCCGCAGGGCCTGGGTTCCCAAGTGCACTAGAGCCATCGACTTTCCGGCGCCGGTGGGAGCAATAACAACCCCCAACTCTTTCTGGCCTAAGCCGCCTTTGCTGATATCATCGATCAACTCCCACCCGGTGGTGGTGGGATTACGGAACCGGGGCTTGAAACGCTCCTCAAAATCACGCTTCCAATCATAGCCTTCCTCGTTATCAATTCCCAGCTTAAGAGAATCATTAATAACCTGGGCAATCTCATCAAATGACGAACTTTGCAAGAGCCCAATAGACTTTACCATGGCCCCCTTGAGGTTCTGCTTCTTGCAGAAATCCAGAGACGTATCCTTGATGTACTCCACATCGGTGGTGGCATTCACCTGGCTACGAACATAAAACTCGCGCACCTGCTTGGCGGTAAGTTCATTCTCGTTATCCAGTTCAGACCTCAAAATGGTCTTCATAATATCGCGTGAGGGGTGAACCCCATACTTCTTCCGATAATCAAAAATCTTGTTCAAAAAGAGCTTGAGATAGTTAAGCTCTAGGAAGTTTACATCCAGCACTTCCTCAATCTGGTCTGCGAAAGGTCGATCATCTAAGATCACCATGCACAGCTTTTCCTGAAATGACTTTCCGTACTTGGAAAAACTGACAGGCTCTCCGTTTATTTTCATTGCTTCCCTCGCCATTATAATACTAGTTCCTGAGCGCTTTGTCAACCACTATTCTGTTCATAGTGGCGTGAAGGTCGTCCCAATTAAACACGCCGAACCCATCCTGGTTCATCATGCGAATAATCTCCGTTTTGTTGTAATCATATTCAAAGTTTTCTAGAGCGTAATGCACCTTGTCGCGGCACTGCAGAGAGAGAGCGGGATTGTAAAGTTGCATCAACTTATAGTTCTCTATAATTACATCTCTGTGCTCTAAAACGTTGGTGAAAAACTTGGCTTTGGAATCGGTTTCAAGACAAAAATCGAAAATCTCCTGCAATGACGCGTCCTTATCTTCCCGGAGAAAATTCAAGTTTTTTGCAATGCTTTTCAAGCCTGCTCTGGGTACTCCCTTAAGATTGTCCGAGGGATCTCCAGCGATAGCCCGGGCCATTGCAAAGTTGCGGGGATGGATATCAAAATCCTCCACCACATTCAACTTTGTGTGCACCTTCTTTTGAATGGGTCGGAACAAAACTGTTTCGTTATCGCATAGTTGGATGAAGTCCTTGTCGCTGGAGACGATCACCTTCTCCCAGCCATCAAAATGAGGTAGCCGGGTGGCGAAAGCAATGACATCATCGGCCTCTACCTCGTCAAAGCGAAGCTGTACCACGGGTAGTTCGTTCAAATACTCCATAAGACGCAGCTGCTGCCACGCCATGTTGGCGCGCTGTTGCTCGTCCGTCAGATCGG